TATTCATCGCATTAAAGAATTGTGTGTTGTAGTACAAGTTACGACCATCAACGGCAGCAGTACCAAGCCACTCATCTGCTGCAATAATACGCAAACGTGTAGCCATGTTGCCAAAGAAAGGATGACGCAATAGCAAACCAATACGTGCCGTAATAATACGGTCCATAACTTCTACACGCATCTCTTCTAATGCTTCTGGAGTAATATCTGGGTCCGGAGTAAAGTTTTTTAGTTCACTTTGTGTATCTTTAGTAGCCATTATCGACGCCCCTTTGTTAACTTATACATATATTATAGCACTGATTAGTATATATGTCAACCTTTAATACTGGTCTTCATCATCACCAGACATCTTTTCTTTGGACCATTCAGCAGTTGCAGTAATATCCTTACCAAGTCCGCCTACAGTTGAACAAGCACCTAGTGCCATTGCCATTAGTACGATTAAAAATAATTTCATTTGAATCTCCTATTATTAAGCTTCTTGTGCGGCTTTAATATACTTACCATAACGCTCATGGAATTCATCAAAACACGCTACTTCATCTGGATCAATGGGCAAACCGTACTGTGTTAGTGCAAGCTTGATGCCCATAACAACTAGTTCAGTATCAAAGTTATCCATTGAAAAGCGCAGGAAGTTGTTCACTTTGTCATCGAACTTCTTGTCGCCTGCGTCACACGCTTCTTTAAGTTCATAGCATAAGGACACAGTTAGTGAGTACATAGCACTAATCTCTTTGGAATTCATCTCTTTTACTTTGCCTGCTAGGATGTCAGTTGGATTAGGCATGCTAGATGCAACTTTACGGTGCGCCATAAACTTAACTGCTAGTCCTTCACCAACTGCACCTGCTACTAAGTCAGTAGTAGTTGCTTCGTCTAGGTCATCGTCTAGCAATTCGCTAACAAAAGACCAACTACGAGGAGTTGCAAAGCTACGGCTTGAACTCTTAGGATCAAAGTCATATAAGTCTTTCTTTGCAAAGGTTAAGTAGCCAATAACGTCTGTGTTGATGTTGTTGTTAACACTCCACTGGAACCAGTCGTCAAAGTTAACAGAAAGTTCTAAGTGGATAAAGCGGTTAGCTAACGGAGCAGGCATCCTATAAGTAACACCCTTGTCAGCTTCACGGTTACCAGCCGCAACAATCATTACGTTGTCTGGTAGCTTGTAAGTGCCTACACGACGGTTAAGAATTAGTTGATATGCTGCCGCTTGCACACTAGGTGCTGCTGAGTTCATTTCGTCTAGGAATAGTATAATGTGATCAAATTGAGCAGCAAACTCTTCGCTTGGTAATTCACTAGGCGCACCCCACACCATAGTACCTGAGTTGCTGTCGAAGTATGGAATACCTTTAATATCTGTAGGTTCCCAAAGCGACAAACGAATGTCAATTAAATGTGAATTTGAAAAAGTGTCACAGATCTGTGATACAATATCAGATTTGCCAATGCCCGGAGCTCCCCAAAGGAAGATAGGACGTTTCTTTTTTAGTGCATGGGTAATACTGTTTTTTGCGCCATTTGGACTAACTGTGCGAGTTGAAGTATCCATGGTGTGTTCCCTCTTTGTTTAGTGCTTTATTTAAACTATACATATATTATAGCACCATTACAGCATTTGTCAACCATTTTCTAAAAAAAGAACCTATTACAAATCAATAGGTTAGGATTTTTTTTGTCTATTAACTGCTTTTGTTAAGCCATATTTGCGCAAGTCGCCACTAAAAAGGGTGAGTTCAACTGCTTTCTTTTCGTTAGTTACTACAATACTTCGGTTTGTTAGATAGTAAGGACAGTCAATGAACTTGTCGAGGTGGATAATAACTTGGGTAGATAATGGTACATCTCTTGGATATGGTATGTCATATGTTGCCAATTCTATTAAGGTTAGCACATCAAACCCCATCTCTGTTAGTCGCAAGCCGCCTGAGTTTTTGTCTCTGTTGTTTTTCCACCAAAGTGGCATATACTCTTTTACGGCTGTTTCGTTTGTACTTTTGCCAAGTTCTTTCAGAAAGAGCTTAGTATATGTCTCTTTCCAGTTCATACTTCAGTAACTACTTCGCCCGAAGTAAGTTTATATACTGAAAAGTCTTCACATCTAAACAGTTCGTTTAACTTTTTAGCAAGATTATGTGCATGACCTGGATTACTAAAGCTAGTCTTCTTATATTTAGGACCAGGGTAATTAGTAAGCGCATTTGCACTTTTAAGATTAAATGGCTTTTCTTGATGAAATACTGCCCATATAGCGTCAGCTTCTAGAACTTGCTCGCTCTTATAGGTTTTATTGTTTATATTTTCTAATATAACTGTTGGCTTTGGCCTACTCATATGCGTAATTCCTTTTAATTAACTACGCATATATTTATCTTTTTGAAAAGTTATCTACGTACTTAAAACTTAGAACCGCCATCTAAATTAATCTGAATAACTTCATCGTCGCTGTTGTTAGACTGCGCAACTAATAGTTCAAGGTCACCATGTAAGCGACTCATAACAGCACCTAATGTAAACGCTAAAGTCTTTGCAGTAGCAATATCTAGTTTAACTTCTCTTGCACGACTTTGTTCAGCAGCCTTTACAGCATTTAAAAATTGCTGTAAAGGGATTGTGTTTAATGGTTCAACATTTGGCACGACGAAGCTCCGATCTCATTTCCATTTCTGTTTTAAACGGGCCTTTAGATTGGTACCGTTCAATAGTAATCAGTTTAGGACAAAAGCTTTTAACCCAGCCTTTATCAAAGCGGATAATATAATACCCTGCACAATATGCACTCTTTGACTTGCCAGATTTAGTAAACAATGGTAGTTTACGTTTTACATCATACATTGTGTTATGCGGATTAACGCTTGTAGGAAATCCATGTACAATAAATTGTTGCTCATCTAACGTTACTATTTCTTCAGTAGATTCGTTCCATACAATGTCAGTGCCAAACCGTTGTTTCATTTCTCGCTTGTTATCAAAGAAACACGTTTCGCCTGTGGAAGAGAACATATACCTGTCATCATTCCATGACATTGTTCCTATACGTTGTTCGTTGTTTTCGATAATCCAAAACTTATCTTTTAATACTGGTTTTGCTTTTAATGTCATTGTGCTTCCTTTAAGTAATTGTTTGTGATAAGATTATAGATTTCATTCATAATAGCAGTATACCCATGCATAGTAGGATGTTGGCAAAATGCATACTCATTTTTAGGAACAAACTCTTTGAATGTAGAATATTTTAAATTTGCATGCATATTGCTTTTATGATTGTTTAAAGTATGAGATTCGCCAAAGGCGTTTCCGAACAAGAAATGATAATTATTGCTTTTACAAAATTTCTCTACACATTTAATATAGAAGTTAGTTTCTAATTGTGCGTCATTTGAGCTGGGTTTTAACGTTTTTTGTACTAGTTTATACATTGGTGTGTCAGTATTGTAAGATTGAATTTCCCCGTCAACATAAAAACTTGGTCTGTGCGGGTCACTTAGTAACCAAATAACAAATACATTGTTGTACTTTTTACATAGATCGTCTGGTATAGAATCAAACAGCAGTTTTGCTTGGCCGCTATTAGATTCTCCACCACTCGACAAGTTAATTAAATCCCATCCTAATTTATCGGTTAGCTGTTTTGGCCAACAGTTTTTAGCAAACGAATCTAAGCTTAACGGGTACAGTCTATCCATTTTAATTTCTTTACGACTCAGCTGATCCAATGCCGCATCGTCGTAACATCCTACACCAGCAGTCCAGCTATCACCTATCGAAATTAACAAATTCACACAGGGTACCTTGCTTGTAATGGTTCTGCATAAGCCTGTGCCTGGTCTGCAATACGTTGCATATCCCACTTTGCACAGAACTTCATAAGACGCAAGCCTACTTGACTAATGTCTTTAGGCGTTGCATGTTCTGCAATAGTTGTATCAATAATCTCTCTAATATCTGCAGGTTGTGCAGTCAAGTCACATAGTACAACATTGCGATTGTAATCATCTAGCACACGATGTTCTACACCTTCATGATCAGTCCAGCGTTGTAACATCATATTATTCCAGTTGTAACCTTTAGTACCTTTATCTTCATAAGCTTCAATAAGACCAACTTTATTCTTAGTACCTTTCTTGCGTACACCAGGATAAGCACTAAACACGTTATCACTAGTATCACCACGCATACACTTTTCAAACAACATAAAGTCAGGCAACGGAGCAGGCTTCCGCTCTTGTGTCTTCTTTTCAATAACAGGCGAGCCGTCATCGTTAAAGTAGCCTTTAGGTGTAATAGTTACGTTAGCAACACCGTTGTACTGTGTGCAATTAGGGCCTACTAGTTGTGCAAAGTCGCCGTCTGTACTAATAATAACACAATGATCATCAGGGTGTGCTTGTACCCAACCTGCAATAAGATCATCTGCTTCTAGTTGCTTGT